TGGCGAGGGGGTGATCGTTGACCAGGTGAGCTGGTTATAAGACATGGAGCGCGGCACGTACCACGGGTAAGCGTTGCAATCCAGGCCTATGCCCGACAACGGCTGGTTGCTTTGGGTGAGCGTGAAGCCGGTGACGAGGGGCATGTCCTGGCCGAACATCAGCACGGCGTCTGAGGTCTGATCGCTGGCGCTACCAGATACCGGAGGGGCGTACTGCGGCATCCAGCTCATGTTGATAGCTGCGCCAGCAGGAGGCTGCCCATAGGTGGCTGAACTGAGACTGCCGTTGGGCGCCAAGGTGAACAGGCTGCCCGGCGTGCCGGACAGAGCCGGTGCAGTTGCCCCTAGGACCTCCCAGCGGTTGCCTTGAAGTTCGCCAGAGGCCGACCATGTCCACTGGGGATCGGGGATTGATCCCATGGCAATCGTGCCGCTGAACCGCAGATCCACTTGCTTCCAGCCGTCCAATATCTCGGGCAGGGCATCGAACTGAGGTGGCGTAATAGATACCGAGGTTCCGGTACCCGTGATGACAGGTGACGACAGGGTCAGTGGCACGGTCGTGTTGCCGAACCGGCGGGCGTAGAACCGCACCTGTGGGAAGGTGAAGCTTGTGGCCGCAGTGATGGCCGCCGACGCATGGAGGGTCCAGGTTCGTCCTGGTGCGTCAGTGAAGCTGGTAGTTCCTGGGGGCTGCGCGCTGAAGATGGGGTTTGCAACCAGCGTGCCGCCAATTGAATTACGAATCTCAGCGGAGTAGACCGTGCCGGTGAAAACGTCGCCGGTGCCATTAGTGTGGCTGCCGACTTCAACCTGGGCCGCCCCCGAGAAGATGCTTGTCGTACCACCGGAAGTTACGCTGGCGCCGAGCTGTGTATATGGTCCGGCGGCAGTTGGTGCCGTAAAGAACTGTACCGTTTTTCCCGCTGCCCCGTTGTCAACGTCCAGGGTTGCACGTACCGCAAGGCGCTGTCCGTCAAGAGCTGGAACGGGGATAGTGGAGTTGGCGAACTGGACGGAGGTGCCATCCGTTGACCACACCATGGAAAGCGTTCCGTCTGGGTTGATCGCAAACTCATAGCTACGTACTCCGGCCGCACCCCATTTGGTGATCAGTCCACCGTTGGCGGTCCAGTCGTTGGTCTGAATATCAGCACGAAGGTCAATGTCACCAACGATGTCAAGTGCGGCATTGTCGGGAGTGGACACGTAGTTGCCTGAACCACCGGGCAGGGTGAGACCCTGCGCTCGGGCACCAAACAAACCCAGGGTCCCATCCTGGACATTCTGGCTGGCGGTGACGGAGCCAAATACCTGACCCCTGGCCTGTCGTCCATAGACGTGCACCTCAGTGACAGGCCCACCGGAGGTGTGCAGTGAAAGCTGGGGTAGTACGTGAGTGGTCTCGCGACTGAAGACTTCGCCTTCGGTCTGAGTGAGGTTCACCTTGATACCTACGTGGACCGGATTAACGTCCAGTTCACGTAGGGCGCTGAGGGTGGGATAACCGTTAGCTGAAGCTGGCTTGGTGATACCGGCAATGATCGGACCCTGGATGTCTCCAATGTCGGGAGCAGACACCGTAACGGTGTATTGAGTCCCGCCAATGATGACAGGGTTCTGGTTGTAGTGCGTGTCAAACATTGGTACTGCGTTAGCGCCATTGAGGTACTGAAGGAAGTTACCGAATTGGGCTCCTCCATAGGCCACTCGTTGCTCTTCGCAGAACGTGACTCTGAGCGCCGCATAGCCCAAATAATAGATGCCGGCCCAGGTTCCGTTGGTTGCGCCAAAGTCATATATCATGCTGTATCTATTGACCCCTGCCGAGATTTCGAACAGGGCCAAATCTTCGTACCGCCACGGGAGTCTCGCGGTGCCAGTAGTGGTGCTGTTACCAAACAAGATGGGGCCAGACGCCGGGTTGATCTCCCCCATGTTGACAGTGGTGATCTGAACCTGACCCGGCAATCCGAGCTGGATTCCCGAACCGAGGAAGTTGAGACCGCAGCCAAAGAAGTCAACCAGCGGGGAGTACAGAGCCACCCGGGGGGCCGGTGGGCTACCAGTCCGCTCAATGGATAGCTGGCTTACTCCTGCGTCCAGGAAGGGGGGATTGCTAGAGGCTGTGCCAGTTCCACTAAGGGTCGGATCCCAGCTCAGTTGATGTATCAACTCCACCTTGAGGATCCGCTTGTTGGCAAGCAACTGAGAGAACTGGTTAACGGCAAAATAAAGAGCCAGACGCTTGGGGTTGACGTTAGAGCTGGGCTGCCCTCTCATATAGAAGTTGTCGCCTGGAGTGAGCAACACCTGAGGGACGGGCGCACTGGAGCCGCTGTCAACAGAGCCAGTGATCTCAGCATTGTTGCAAGGGATGATCACTGAACGGACCGGGCCAGACAGCCCTTCGCGGCCGGTTGGATAAACCCCGATCAGCATTACCTGGTCTTGCTCTACCGAGGCCGGGAACTGATTGACATAGAACTTCCCAGACTGAAGCACGCGGTTCGCAGTCGGAGTGAAAGTGTGGCCGTACTCCACGGTGTTGATAGACGGGGAGAAGACAATGCCTTCATCCCGGATCGGCACCCACTCCTCGCCAACCACTCGGGGAATGTTTGGGTTATAGACGCCCATCACATGGTCCTTACTGCGAGCCGGGCATTACGTGCCGTGAGCTGGTCGATGATCCCGCCACCGAGGGCCTGGCCCAGAGCAGCGGCCTGTGACGGGGTGGGGTTGGAACCGTTGAAGTTGGCGATCACTGATCCCGGCCCGAAGTTGATGTCACTGGCTACGGAGTTCACTGCGGTGTTTACCTGATCCCCGCCGGCCATGATGCCCTTAGCAAAGCCCTTCACCAGGTTGGCACCCCAGCCCTCAGGCCCCCCGCCCATGGACAGGGGTCCCACCTTGGCCGGGGAGTGGGTCACAAGGTGGTCAGAGATTTGCTTTCCAATGAAGGCCAGGACCCGGCCCAGTGGACCGAGCATGTTCATGATGCCGTCAATGAAGCCCTGCATCAGTCGCCGTCCCCAGTCAGGTGCACTTCTGATGAGGCCCTCGAAGAATTGCCCGATCTTGTCGGGGAGCGTCCTGACCTCATCAGATCCACTGGAGATCCAGTGGAAGAAGTCACGGATCCTGTCAGCGATCCACTTGACTCCCTCTTCCAGTTTTCCGAAGAAGGCCAGCACAGAGATGATCACAACGATCAAGCCGAAGAAGGACAGGGAGAGGATCTCAATGGCCTGGATGAGGACCTTGATCGCTTGCTTGCCGGCGTCACTCTCGAAGATCAGGTTCAGCTCCTTCACCGCAACGGTGAAGTTGTTGAGGAAGTCCGCGCCACCTTCCTCATCGATGTCCTTGAAGAGAGTCCCAATTAGCTCCAGGACTGACCCAATGGCGTCCCCCACGTCGATGAGCATGAGGGGAAGTCGTTCCAGCCAGTTGTTGAAGTCAGGGCTGGTCTTGAGCATGTCAAACCATTCTCCGATTTTGATCAGGAGAAGGTCGAAGATTGCACCAAGATCAGTGGCAGGACCGATCATCATGTCCAGGAACTGGAAGAACTTCTCCAGCAGCACCTCGAAGTAAGGCCCGTCTCGCTCCAGGAAGTGAGCGATGGAGTCAAACAGGTCCTTAAGGAACTTGGTGAATACGGGTGACTGGAAAGCCTTACCAACGACCTTGAACCAGTCTCCCAGTGCCCCAGCTACCTTGATGACACCGAAGAAGAACTCACGACTGTTGGCGTTGAAGATCAGGCTGAGGGTGTTACCAAGCTCTCGGAAGAACGCAACCGCTGCACTCTTGCTCAACAGGTCGAAGAAGTCTCGGATGGGGATGAGGCTCTTGGCGAACTCAGCAATGGGTGGTGCTACGCCCATCAGGGCAATCTGTAGTTCCTTGGCGTTCTGGGCGCTCAGCACCGCCGAGATGACAGGCGCCACAGCCTTGAAGATTAGGAACAGCACACCAGCCTGAGCAATGATCGCGGCCAGGATGGTAGGCAGCGTGAACAGGGCCGCGCTCAGCTCGTACACAGCCTGCACGGCGGCCAGGATCAGCCCAGCGATACCACCAATGACAGGGATCAGCAGAGCAATGAGGGGGGACTTGCCGGACACGTTGAAGGCGGCACCAACAGCGTCCTGGATGCCCGCACCGATCTTGCTGAAGACTCCACTGCTCTGAAGCCCTTCCGTCAGGCCCTTCTCCACCTCGGTGGCGATCCCATGAACAACGGTGCGGACCTGGCTCTTGTCGTAGTCAGGGACAACCTTGATGTGCTGGTGAACGGTCTCGCGATCCAGAGCATGTTCCAGGTCCCGAGCGACCTTAGGAGCCTCCGACTCCAGCTTTCGGCTGAGGTTCTCGGAGAGGCTCTCCCCCCAGTGCTCCCCGGTCTTCTTAACGGAGGGGTCAATGTCCTCAAAGGCGCGCTCAACACCACGCTTGGCCTCGCCGGGAAACGGGGTGGTGTCGGCATGGACCTCAATCTCGGCCCTGCCGATGTCCTCGCCACCAAGTGGGTTGGTCATGCCTCACCTGCCCCTCAGAACCAATGTGGGCCATTAAAGGTGAGGCGCCACATGACCATGCTACGGCTAGTCAGACATGGAGAGGAACTGTCCCTCGGAAATAGCCATCTCCTCCTCGGGGATCTCCTCCCCAAAGGGTGGAGCTTCCAGTTGGGCCGCGAACATGGTGGCGTCCTGGTCCTTGAGCCGGCTCATCAGCAGCACCAACATGGCGTCCATCCAGGCGGCCAGAGACAGCCTCTCCGGGTCCACGTGGTTGAAGGTGGCCTCGGCGCCCATGACGTCCCAGGTCTTCGCCAGGGTCTGAATGAGCCGTACCGCTACCCACCAATGGCGCCCGGTGACCTCCTCAATGACGTCCAGTGCCAGGTCTTCTGCCTGGTCTGGTTCCAGGTCACCAAGGACCAGACTGATGCCCTCTGGCATCAGCTCAACGAAGATGTCATCACCACCCCAGTCGGGGCGCATCAGCACCTCAAGCCAGTCCGCAGCGGGCAGGGCGGGTATCTCGTACTCCTTGCCCTTAACCATGAACGCAACCGGACCCGGGCGCAGTGAACGCACCGGATCTCGGTTGGTCCGGGGGACGTTGGCCCGGGGGGTTTCAGGCTGACTTGCGGGGCCGACCACGGCGTCTCACCACAGCGGGTTCGGTGGTCTCAGGCTTCTCATTGAAGGCCCTGGCGAAGATGACCAGGTCCCGCAGGGTCACCTCGCCCTCCTCTTCCAGGGCAATGAGGAAGGTGAGCTGCTCAGCCTCCGCCACACAGTTGTGAACGATGGAGAACATCTTGTCCATGGCCTCAGACTTGGAGCTGAAGGGCACATTGTCGGCCGCCAGGATGCGGGCGTAGCGGTTGAGGTGCATGACCTGGACGTCGGTCAGTTCCTTGATGAGGAACTCATGTCCAGCGATGGGAACTGTGGTAGTCCGGCGCTCTGCCCGGTCCTCAGGTTGCGTCATGGGGGGGATCATATATCCCGGGTAGTTACCTTGAAACCATGGCGACGTCCCACCACCTGGAGGGGAATTTCCAGATACTTTTTGCCCCTCATGCCCGGATGGGAGTACCCGATCCGACGGGCCGAGCCAGGGATGTGAGGGAAGTACACAACCTTGCCAGCCTTGCGCCAGAAGAACCTGAGCTGTGGTCGCTTCCTGGACCCGAACCGGTAGAAGTGCGAGGCGTTCTTCGGGAAAATGTCGTGCACCCGGGCCCCGTCGTGCACAACTAGGGCCTGAGGCAGTCGGGACCCGACCGCACCACGGACCTGAGTGCCGTACACCTTCGGGCCCTGCAACTCGATGGAGGCCGCCAGCTCCCCAGTGACGTACGGGCCCTCGCTCAGGATCGCCACCGCCCCGGCGCGCATCTCCTGGAGAACCATCTCCATGAACTGCGCAGCATCCCTACCGGCGACCGCGTAGGCCTTCGGAATATTGATGCGAACTCTAGCTTGAGGCATCCCAGGCCGGATCCCAGACGAGGCGGAGGTAATTCAACACGATCAGGTTAGCAGTGCGCTCGGTCATGTAGACCCACCGTGGTACGTCCCGCTCGAAGTCGTCGAACGTCTTCATGGGGATCACCAGGACCAGGCGCATCAGCAATCACAGTTGGGGAACTGAACGGTGGCGCTGACATACCGTTCCACGCAACCACCCAGGGGGGGTCCCTGAATCTGGCGGTCGATCACAAACGACATGCCCTCGAAGAAGTCGTTGGCGTTGTTGCGAATGGCGGCCCGGAAGCAGCACATGGCCTTACGCAGCACCACGGAGTCCCACATGTTCTCGATCGCAGCAGCGGTCCACTCGGTGCAGGTTGGCATCCCGAACTCGGCCGCACCAGTGCCCTGCGTTCCCACCGGGACACAGCGCACCAGGCCCATCCTGACTTCCTGGCCCCATGCCGGGGGGAAGCAGGAGGTCTCAGCCTGGCGCTGGATGTCCTGTTCGGGGAACTGGTTGGCAGTGGGCCAGGTACCCCCGATGGCCACATAGCCCAGACCCTGGCAACACAGGTCCTGGTACTTGTCGATGTCGAAGGGGATCTGAGTGGAGACCCGGTAGCAAACCTGTTGGGGGGCCTTCCACTCATAGCCCGTTCCGGCCGCTGCGGCAGCCGCCGTGACCGTGGCGATGGCACTGCTCAGACAGGTCAGTGCGGCCTGGCTGATGACGAAAAGCGGATCGGGGCTAGGAAAACTCACGGCCAGGTCGTCTTCCTAGGTAGGGGGATGTCAGGGGACACTACGCTCATCCGTGACTGGATGTGGTAGGGGTTGAAGGCGTGGATGATGTTGTCCACGGTGGGGATTCCGGTCAGGTTGTTCATCAGCAGCGCATCCACGTCGGCCAATGAAACCGTAACTCCCTGCCGTGAGATCGAGGTGACCCGTTGGGGCAACCGGCAGGCCTGACCCAAGCAGGCCTTAGCCCACTCGCAAGCCAGCTCCCCGCCAGCATTGACCAGAGCCGTTGGGACGGGAATGCCCTTCAGGTACGTGACCTGAAGAGTGTTGTCAGCAGTGATCCCCTTGTTATAGTCCTGCTTGAGGATCCAGCAGTTGTCATCCGACTGGTCGTGAGTCCGGACCAACCAGGTGTTGTTGTCGACGCGGTATGTGGCCGGGTCGATTACGGAACCGTTCTGAATGACGTTCACGATCGAGTTAACGGGCCCATCCAGGTAGACCTGGCAATCCGGCTGGCAGGACATACACCCAGCGCCATTGCCGCACCAGCAGTTGCGCCACGCCCCGTTGAACAGGTACGGAACGAAGAACCCCTCGCCGTTCCAGTAGTACCCATACACGTCCCCCCAACCGTCGTTGCCGCTGCAATAGCGGCCACATGGTCGGACTGTGACGGAACATAGGCCGAACCTGCGCCCGGTGGCTGCCCAGAGCACAAGCCTGGCGTAGGTCTTGGCCGCGTCCTGAAGCTCGGTGGTGTACGTGTCCCACTCAGCGCAGCAGGAGGTGTCTACTTCCCAGCCGTCCTCGCAGGGACCCACAGTGACCGTGGAGGCGTTGTAGACAATGATCGACTCTGACCCCTGGTATGGGGTCCCACTGACCGCGCCATTCCAGATGTCAAGGTAGAGGCCACCACTGACCGCAGCGGACCAGTTGTAGGTGTAGACCCCTGTGGCCGGATGCTGAACCCCAGTCGTGGTGGGGCCCACGATCACCGCACCATTCTGAAGGTTCTGAATGGTGATTGTGGGCAGCGAGTCCAGGTTGACTAGGGGGCCACCGTCAAATTGGCGCACCTCCAGAACCAGGGGTCCCCCTGCACCTGATACCAACGAGACGGTCATGTGATCAGCTTCTCATCCAAAGAACGGCAGGAACAGGTACGTGCGTTGTGAACCGCCAGCCGTAGCTGACCTAGTAACTACGACAATCAACGAACCAGAGACAGTATGAACGACCGCCACCGTGGCGGTCCTGGATGCAGTGACCACCAGGGATCCGCTAATGGTCACCACTCCCGGTACATCGGCCGTGGCAGCCAAGTTGACTGTGATTGGCCGAGATCCGGAGATGGTGTGGGTAACCGCCACGGTGGCCGCTCGGTTGACTGTGGTCGGCCTGGAGCCACCGATGGTATGGGTCACCGCAACCGTGGCAGTACGGCTCGCAGTGACCACCAGGGAGCCACCGATGGTGTGAGTCACCGCTATCGTGGCGGTCCGGTTGACCGTCGTTGGCCTGGAGCCACCGATGGTGTGGGTCACCGCCACCGTGGCAGTCCGGTTTGCTGTAACCGTCAGAGAACCACCGATGGTGTGGGTTACAGCCACAGTGGCAGTGCGATTCGCTGTGACGGTCAGAGAACCACCAATGGTGTGGGTTATAGCCACAGTGGCGGTGCGGTTCGCCGTGACGGTCAGGGAGCCGTCAATGGTGACGACGTTGCCGGTATTGGTCGGCCGTGGGGACTGGAAGAACCTCGCCTTACCCGGACCCTTGCCGGGGTGCCGGTTAGTGGCCTGCTGACCGATGGTTGCGGTCAGAGAGAAATCAAAAGCCGGTGGGTCGGCCGTCGTGGTGATGGTGCCGGTCCGGCTGGTCTCGTTACCACCTCCACCAGTCAGGTCCTGGATGGAGGTGGGCGCTGACTGCATGAAGCGGGTTGCCCATTGCGGGTTGCCCGCCATGAGGTCTTTCAAGGCCGAGGTGGCAAGGGCCTCAATGGTCAGGTCGGCCAGCTCGGAAGTCCACAGGGCAGCAACAGCCACGTCACCAGTGGAGGCTGCGAAGCTGGTGCCCGCCCCGACCTGGAGCGAGTTGGACGTGCCGGGGTCGGTGTGATTAGCTGCCCCGACGGCCTCGCCGTGTGACCAGGCCCCACCGGCCGTGTAGTCCTTGAAGTGGCAACGGTAGTGGGCCGCTCCGGCTGGTTTGGTGATGGCTGTCCAATACCAGTGGGCTCCGGTCAGGGTGCCGAATCCGGACGAGAAGTCGTTGTCACCGAACAGGTGGGCGGTATCCACACCATAAGCGCGTTGGTCGGTCCCGCTGAGCAGGGCAGCAATAAAGCCACTGTTCAGCCCCGTGCTGGGCATAAGCCACAGGGTCATCATGGTGAACGCGCCGTTGCTCACATTGGCGGCGTTACCAATGGAAAAGTTGACGTGAGAGTTGGCGGCACCAAAGTTGAGACTCATGCGCCCACCTCCCTATGAGGGCCGGTGGGGTTAGTTCAGTGCGCGGAGTCGGTACTGCCGGGCCCGAACGCCGTTGCCCGCATTGCTGACGGAAAATCCGACGAAGATGTCCACCTTCTGTGTTGCGGTCGAGTCGAAGCCGGTTCCCACTGCGGGGGTGGTGTTGGGCAGCAACAGGGTCGGCAGGGTGTTGGCCACCGAGTCGGCAACGTTGGTGTTGACCACGGTCTGAGAAGTGATGATGCCCTGCCCCATGAGGTTGGCCTGAGTGCCCGCACCCTCGTTCTGACAGGTCAGTTCCAGATCAAGCCAGAACGGCAGCGTGGTGTGTGCCGTGGTGGAGAGCTGGATGTTGCCTGATGTCCAGGCAATGACCGCCCCGAGCATGAACTGGAACACGATCGTGCCGGGGGTGGTGACGATGTTGGAGATGTCCCCCATCAGGCGGACGTTGACCGACTTACCCGGGACCCAGAAGTTGGCCGGCAGCGTGTACTTGGCCGCTGCGGACTTGTCGGTGCCATCCACGCCGAAGATGGACTTGGCCGTGGTGAACGTGGTCTGGAGGGGGCTGTCGACCTTGAGTGTGGTGAGGGTTTCTTCCCAGGTCTGAAGGCTCATGTCATGCCGCCAGTGGGGTGAACGAGATAGACAAGGCGGTGAGGTTCAAGGTGTCACCGTTCGCTACTTGCTTGCTGGCGGTCAGGGTGATGGAGAACAGGAAGTTGCCAGCGGAGACGGCATCCCAAATGGCCAGATGACTGATCGTCTCCGTGCCCTGAACCCAGGCCCAAGACGGGGTGTTGGTCATGGCCTTGGAACCAGCAGAGGCCGCACCGTAGGTGATGGACTTTCGGGTGGTCTCTGTCGACGGGTTAGAGGTTCCGTTGACGCCAGGATCACCCAGGTGAAGCTCAGCAAAGGCACCGGCCGGGGCGGTGAAGGCAGTACCTCCCAGCATGTCCAGCCACTTGTTGGCCAGGAGGGTGGGGCTCAGACCGACAGTCATTCTTCGTCCTCCTCAGGCTCCGGTCGGAGCACAGTTACCTTGCCTTCTTCGACCTTGACAAGGTCCCCCGGCTGCAACGTGCCAGCGGGGATGACCTCAATTTCAGCGGTCACTTCTAGGCCATACAGGAACTCCACTTAGAACCCCTTCATGAAGGCGATGACCCACCACCGGTTAGCACTGGCGATGTACCGGCAGCCCAGGAGGTCCGTAGCCCCGACCGCAGTGGACAAGGTGATGGAAGTCAGGTCGGTCCCGAACAGGAACCCCCCCGCCCCGCTGGCCAGGGTCAAAGCGTTGTTTCCAGTCCCACCCTGCTTGATCTCCCACATACACATCTGCTCATCAGTGGGATTGGTAGGGGCGCCCAGAACGTGACCAGTAGCCGTCAAGGTGACCCGGAAGTTGTTGCCCAGTGCCGCATTGGTGGCAATGGTGGCAGCGTCGGTCAGGTTCACTGCTGGGAGCACGAACGGGACCGGCAAGCCACCAGAGCCACCAGGCGCGTACTTCAGGCTCAGGGTCTGAGCTGAGTCAGCGGTCAGCACGTTGGTATTGGTGCCGATGTGCATGGGCTGCAACGTCCCAACCGCGTTGGCGGCCAGGAGGTCACCCTTGGTGTATCCGTTGACGTTGACCTTGGACGGGTCGCCGTCAACGACAATGAGCGCGCTCACGGCGACCCCCCTTCGGTTAGCTAGGGATCAGGCTGGCCAGGGTCGTGCAACCACACGTCGCAGCCGGTGGGGCAAGTCGGGTAATGAACATCCGACTGTGCTGCGTTGACGTGATCGGCGTGAACAGTGGCCGAGGCGTGGTGGATCCCACTGGGTTATCGGAGTAGCTGACGTTGTACGGGCCAGTACCCCAGAGGCTGTTGGACCGGGTCCGGGCGTTGAGGACGAAGCTGGCTGCACCGTTCTCGTAGGTCACATCACCAACGGTTCCCTCGACCACCCACGGGAAGATCATGTACCCGAAGGGAGTGTTACCCGTACAGGGCACCGAGCTGTTGGTGATCCGGGTCCAACCTTCCAGGGCAAAGTTGGCATTAGATGCCGCCCCCTCCTGGGTGTTGTAACCGATCGCGGACGGCGAGACAGCGTCGTTGAGGTACGTGGGCTCGGCGGACATGATGTTGATCAGTTCCGGGTCCACGTTGCAGAAGGTGAGGACCAGGTTGATCCACTTCAAGATCGGTGGGTTGGTCTCCTTGACGCAGAAGTCACCATTGCCGTTCTTGACGAAGAACTCCTGGCGGGCCTCATACTCCTTGGTCAAGGCGACCGAAATGATGCCGTCACTGACCACAGTGGAGCACCCAGTGACCGCCTGACCACAGGAGTTGAGCTGAGTCACCCGCACCTTCGGAATCTTGAAGGGCGTAAAACAGGTTGAGGTCATGGGTTCCTACTCTCCAGCCCCATAGGAGGGATCACGTTCCGCCTCCTGCTGTGGTGCAGGTACGGGTTACCTTCACTGCCCAGGAACCGCACTCCACGACCGCCAGATACACCTTCTCGCCGAGAACGTACATCTGGTTAAGAGCCCGATCCATGGTCTGCTGGGGGTCTGGGATTGCAATGTCCGTGCCCCAAATGAGCACCCGACCCGAGGCGTACATGTACTCGTCGGAACCAGTTGCCGCCTGTCCGGCTGGGCCGCTTCCGTCGTAGCCCTGACCGAACACGTAAGGAGTCCCGTACACCGTGCGCTTGAGTCGCCCTGGCCCCTCGTAAACGAGGTAGTTGTTGGACAGGTGAGCACTCATTCCTGGTCGTGCGTGGATTGCTCCGCCCACGATTCCGTTGTCAGCCAGAGCCTGCTCCAGCATCTCCACGGCCTCAGTGACACAACCTGACGTGCCAAGGTCGGTCGCACTACGGAACAACCCGGGCACGGTTCCCAGGCCGTTGGAGGCATCCCAGCCCTGCCAGACCCGTCGCTCCACACCCCGCTGCTCCCGCAGCGTCATGCGGGTACGGACCCGCTCCGCAGCCTCATCAAAAGAGAACCCGATGCTGCCGCAGACGTAGGAGGTGATGATCCCGAACGGGGACCCGGAGATGGGGGTGTCCAGCACGGAGAACGTCTTGGAACCAGACACTGCCGGGCAGTTCATCTGGTACATGAAGATGTCTTTGACGCAGTCGTCTGGGACGTACTGGAGACCTCCACCAACTGCCTCTGGTACCGGAAACGGCATAGGCCCCAAGGCCACATCGAAGAGCCCATACGGCCGTGGTGGCGGTGGGGGCGCCCCGATGAGGGCTGGTGCGTTGTTGATCGTTGCCATGGCGTCTCCTCAACTGCCTGGTAGGGCGAAGGGGGCCGGTTGCCCGGCCCCCGGTTCGCTTACGGGCAAGTGAGGGTTCCAGTGCTGGTGGTCTTACCACTCGGGCAGATCGGCACGGTGTAGACCCGGCTCAGTGGGCACATCTGAACCATGGCCCAACCCGTCTCCGTGAAGAGGTGGGTGACCTGGTTGGTGGCCAGCTTGGTCGAGTCGTAGACCGAGTTCAGCGTGATCACGTCCGAGACGGCCCGGATCCAGGTGCCCGACGGGAACACCAGGAACTGGAACGACTTGGGCAGGAAGTTGATCGGGGTCGACGCACCCGGTCCGGTACCGGACAGGGCGGCCGTGCTGAACGCGTCCTGCCAGTCGTACACGTACTGCACACGGGCACCACGGGTGGTGTAGAAGGCGTTGATCTCCGCATCGGTCAGGTTCGGGTCCTGCACGAACGGGCGCCGCATCCAGTCAGCCCGCATCTGGGCCAGAACCCACCACGGCATGATGACCTCAAGCGTGGCGTTGCGGGCCATCCGCAGCCGGTACTTGATGTCGGTGATGGCCATCTCCACCGCGCTCATGATCTGAGAGGTGGTGGAACCGTCAGTGGCCCACGGAGCCTGAGCGGTCAGGTCGACCGCCGTGGAACCAGTGACCACGTCAGAAATCTGCTCACGGTTGATCTGGTGAGCGGAGGCGGCCATGGCGCCACGGGTGAAGGTGGCGGTGTACTCCGGGTAGCCACGGATGGCCAGGATGTTGCCGGTGAGGCACAGGCCCGTCACGCCGAGACGAGTGTCCACGAACGACGGACACGGGATCTCGATACAGGTCTTGGTGGTACCAGAGGCAACCTGAGCCTCAGTGAGGTCGAAGAAGCCGTTGGGGGTCTGTCCACCCTGGACACCGAAGATGGTGGAGAAGTCCAGACCGGTGTTGTGCCGGATGCCGCCACGCCGGGCCTGAACCTCAGGGAAGTCCGCGAGACCGTCGGTGGTGATCTGGAGGCAGATGTCGTAGTCCGTCTCAGACGGAGCACACCATCCCTGGGCGGCCACGATCGCGTCACGCTCAGGCTGCTCGGCCTTGATGCGCTTGCGGTCCAGCTCCACGCTGGCCAGGAGTGATCCACCGGGCAGGCGGGACTCGTCAGCCACCTTCAGCAGCTTGTCGTAGTCCGTCTGGTCTCCGTTGACGGAGAACTCGTCCGGGTAGTTGCGGATCAGGGTGGCGACGGGGGACTGGATGGGGCCGTTGCTGCTCTTGACCCCGCTCTTGTCCATGCTCTGGTGCGACGCGCTGCGGGCCTCGAAGATCTTGGCCACTTCCAGCATCGTCGTCAGGACCTGGCCGTTCTCGAACGACCCGTCAGCACTGGACGTGCTGGCCGCTGCAACCAGCGTGGACATGGGCACCCGGTTCGGGTGCGGCAGCTCAACATCCTGGCCGCCACCGTTGGCCTTGATCTTGGCCACGGTCACCTTGGTGGAGGCGACAACCGCGTCAGCGGGCTCCTCAACCTCGGCCTCGGCCTCAGCCTCAGGCTCTTCCTCGGCGTCTTCCTCCGGGTCCGTGGTCGCAGCAGCGAACCGGTCGGACACCTCGCGGCGCACGGAAAGCTCATCGGGGATGGTGGTGAAGACGAAGCTCTGAAGGTCCTCAAGACGGGTCAGCTCTTCGACCGTGATGGTCTCAACAGCGACCGTCGACTTGAGGTTGTCGTATTCGGCCTTGGCGACACGGCGAAGGTCTTCGAGACCAGCGATGGAAAACTGGTCAAGACTTTCCGGGTCGGGAATCTGGAAAGGCATGTTCCTGCTCCTAGAAGTTGATCACTTCTGGTGCAGGCCCATAGCTCAGCCACCACTCCAAGGCCCGGCCCATAGCTCAGCGCCCGATTAGAACGGATCATAGATCCATTAGTGGTGCTTTACAAGGGGGTCATACCTGGGAAGCCAGGACCGCCAACACGACCACGAAGGCCCCGATCCAACCAAGGTCAAATCGCGTTGGAATCTTGGCCGCACCACCAAGGAAAAAGATCCCGGCCACAACCCACAGAATTATCTGGATGACGTTCATCGCGACACCATGCTGTACGTACCACCACCGGCCATCGTCACTGCGACCTTGGCAGCGTGCTCACCGCTGACGATTTCCGTGCGCCCATTAGGGAGCCGGACCTCAAACTTCGGCTCCTCGGCCGACACAGCCTGGCTGTCCCCACCACCGCATGCACAAGGCATGGCCCCTCCTTAGCTGAAGTGGTCAGTAAACCACTTTTCGAAAGCCTTACGTACAGGATCATCAGGCCCAACCCCAGCCTGTTGCAACTGCTGAAGGATCTTGCGATACAGGTCAGGGACCTTGCTGTAGTCCCCGGGCACCCGGGCGTACCGATCCAGTGTGCGCAGGTCCTGACTCTTACCACTGCCCAGTCTGTTCTGAAGGGTCAGGAACGTGCTGACCGGGACGCCCTCACCCGGGGTGAGACCCTTCGCCGTCACGTTGGCCGTGGGGGCGGCCGGAGCCTCGTTACCAGCCTTGGGCACCGGGGAACGTAGCTCCGCCTTGGTCACCGTTGGGGCAGCCTTAGCCGCCTTCTTGGCAGCCTTAGCCGGTGCCGGGGTGGCCTTGGCCGGCTCGGGAGCTGCCGGGGTTGCTCCACCACCACGGATCCACTTGCGCACCTCGGCGCTCTGGTTGATGGGTGACAGCTTCCCGGATTCACGCTGAGCCCAGTACACGCCATCGCCCGACTCATGAACACGACCACTTGCGTGTTCAATGGCGCGCTTGGCCTCGTCGTAGTTCGGGTCGTTTCGGTCCCCCTTGGAGATGATCTTTACCGAATCCAGGAGGTGTTGCATGGGGGTCTTGCCCTCACGAACATTTGTGCGGTCGTGGTAGGCCGGGATCTCGTTCACCTTCTCCAGGAAGTCCCGCACCTGAGCCGGCGTGTTATCCGGGAGGTCAAGCTTGCTCGGCTTGGTATCCAAGCCGGCTACGGCCTGGTTGATCCGCTCCCGGACCTGAGCATTGCCAGGCTTGATGTCGCGGATCAGAGCCCGGGCCGTAGGTACGTCGATTTTCCCATCGTGCAGTTGCTGGCCAATCTCAGTGATCTTGTTGAGATCCGGCGTTGACACACGGTCATCGCTGGCAAGGTCTTTCCACAGTCCGCCAATCTCGGAATCCATGTGAATGAGACCCTGATCGGCGGACCATCTACCGTTAGGCGCCTTCAGGTCATCGCCCCGGCCAAAGGTGGCAGCGCTCGTGCCCTCGTCGAACCGGACACGGACACTCTTCACCGGTCCTTTATCCGAGATGAAGGGCTCATTGAATCCACCCTTAGCCAGGACCGCTGCACCCTCACCGGCACTGGGGGCCGCCTTCTTGGCGGCTCGGGCTTCACGCTCGGCAGCAATGGCAGTCTTCGTAATCTCAGAAGGATTCGATCCACCAAGGCGCACATAGGCCGCATGCTCCAGGCGGGTTGTCACGGTGCGACGCAGGATGTTCTCTCGCAGCTTCGCAATGCTGTCACTGGGCCGAACCTCAATGCCCACCTGCTTGGCAAGTTCCTGATACGGGCCTTTCTTGTTGCCCATGCTTTCCAGGATGTGACGACCCTGGTCCACAGTGGTGGCATTGGCCAACTGGGACTCAAACGCACGAGAGGTGGGAGTACCCGCCTCGGCCTTTGGAGCTGCCTTCACAGCCTTGGCTGCATTGAGCCGGGCCAGGTTGGCAGCAACCTCCTCCTGCTTGTTGGTCGGAAGCTCAGCAACGGGGGCAGCCGCCGGGGTCCGCTTGCCAGCTCGGATTGCAGCGTTGTTCTCCCGCTGGCGTTGTGACCGGGCAATGACAGCCGCCCGGGTCTCCGCTGGCAGGCTGGCAATCGCATCACGCCGTTCCCCGGCCAGGCGATCAAGCATCTGCTGTTTCTGCTCCGGGGTGGCCTCAAGAACCCCGGCTGGGTGGGCCTGGAAGGCCCGACCTTCCACGGTGCCCTGGTATCCGGGGCTGATGACCTGAACCGCCTGCCCCTTACGAGGTGACGAGTCGCCCATACCCCGGTGCTTTCCGGGCTCGAAGGGCTCCACAGTTCCGACCGGGCCAGTGTTACGAGTCAGGCCGTGCTCCGAGGCGATCCGGTCCAGCTCTGCCTGGTCTCCGGCCACGGCTGCCCGCTCGATGCGCTGAGCCAGCTCTGGGTCGCTGCGCCCTAGTTCCGAGCCACGGACACGGTGGCTCACAGCCCGTTCGCTGGCCCCATTGTTCAGCAGTTCATCCACAGTGGACAGTGTTGATCCAATGTTCTTCACCCGGTTCGCCGCCTCCATCCGCGAGCTGACCCGCGCAACTTCCGGTCGAGCCCCGGGCGCCCCACTGATGACATCCCCGCCACTACCGAACCGGCGCTCCACCGCCTTCTTGAGGATGTCATCCTTCGACCGGCCGGTGATGCCCATGGGCTTAGCCCAGTCGCGGATCTCAGACAGCAGCAGATCCTGGCGCATGTTGGTGGCCGCCTGCTCAGCCTCAGCGCGTGTGGTGGAGGCGTCCCAAGCCTTCTGGTGACGGTCCAGGACACGCTGCTTCAACTTCTCAGCCTCGTCCCCGGCCTCCTTGACCGCAGCCTCAGCGCGGGCCACGGCCTTCTTGGCGGCCGGTTCCTTGACCGTCTCCTTGGCCTTGGCCAGGTCCTCAGCAGCAGCCTTAGCCGGGGTGCGGGTTACCCGGGGACGCTTAGCTTCGGCGACCTTGTCCGCAAGCTGACGAAGGTTAGCGACCTCCTCCGTGCCAGCACGGTACTTCTGGTCCAGTTCGGCCTTATGCTCGGGAGAAGTGCGACTGGCATCCACCCCGCCATTGATGATGGCATTGGCGTCAGACATTCTTTGGGCGCGATCGCGGATGTTCTGGGCAGCCTTGGCCGGGCTCATGCCCTGGTTCAGATCACCTTGAGCCGCATCAATGTGTCTCTGGTCGATGTTCAGGTCCCCAGCAATGGCCTTCGCATCCAGGTGCTTGGCCCCACCGGGACTGAACTCCTCAACGGCCTTGGCCTTGGCGGCCTCCCGGGTGACCTTCTGGGCATTGCGAGCTTCCTTGGCAGCGGCCCGCTTGTCCAGTTCTCCCTTGATGGTCTGCTTGAGAGCGTCCTGGAAAATCTCCTGAGCATTGCTGCCCTTGGCATCCAGGCCGGTCTCCTCCTTGAGGACCCGACGGAACTCTTCCGGGTCTTCCTTGTTGAGGTTGTCCCACCACTTCTGGCCTTGGGCGTCAATGATTTTGCCCTGCACCTCAGGAACGGTCACCCGCTCCTTGCCGAAGTGCTGATGCAGAAGCCGGGAGGCAGCTTCCTGGGAGTCGACACTCTTCAGGAGCTTGTCCCGCTTGGTGCGCAGGTTCGCGATCTCAGACTCAGACAGGTTGCCGGTACGAATCTCGCGGGCAATGTCATTTGCCTCATTGTTATTGAGTTCAATGTCTGATTCGAGGCGACGGATGCCTTCCTCGGGGCTGTAGTTTCCCTTTGCCACACTGCGTCGAACCTCATCGATGGTTCCTTGGGACGTCTTGTCCGGTGCAGCGGGAATCCGGGCCTTCTCCCATGCCTGATCAAACTCAGACGCCCGTGGCTTGTTATCAATTGGCTCAGAGCCACGAGTGCCCACAGACCCGTCAGGGATGTCCTTGGCCACCTTGGCCCGGGTTGCCTTGACCGTTGGGGTGGGTACGTCGGGGTGGGCCTTCTCAGCCTGAGCCACGGCCTCCTTGGTAACCAGCGGTCCCTTGAATCCACGGGTTGCCTGGGAATCGATCTTTCGGCCTACGGTGGCGTCAACAATCTCCCGGCGCAGATTGTCCTTGGTCAATGTTCTGGCGCGCGGAATGTTGAGGCCATCAGCCTGGTCCATGAGCTGAGCCTTGGTCAGGCCACGGAGCAGGCCATCAGCTTCCTCGCGGGAGATCGGGTTCTCCGTCTGCTCCCGAAGGACCCGCTTGATCTCAGCGGCATCGGGAGCAAGCTGTGCCCCACCGAGCTTGCCCTGCCGAAGGACCTCCGCCTGGCTACGGCCACGAGTGGGCTGCTCCCCAGGGGCGGCAGCCTTAGCGGCACGACGGGCCTCGGTCGGGGTCTCCTTGCGATACGAGGTACCACGAGGGGCCTCCGGCACCGTGTCCATCTCATTGCCCGCGTTGTCGCGGACCCGGACACTGCCATCGTCGTTCTGCTTGACCACATCAACCGGGAACCCGGCCTTGTCCCCACGCACCATCTCCGGGACAAGGTTGCCTTCGGAGTCCCGTTCAACCATGACCCGGTCACCGGGCGCCAGGTCACGGCTCCGAATCTTCGGGCCGGTCCGTCCACTGGGGACCAGTCCTTCTCGGGCCAGCTTCATCTCCCGGGCCTTAGCTGCCCGTGCCGGAGTCCCGACGGCGGGACCAGCCTCCCCGCTAGGAGTCAGACCCTCCCGCGCCACGGCAGGACCAGGAGCAGCAGCCTTACGGGGGGCAGTCAGTTTAGGACCAGGGGTCCCCTCCTCACGTGGGCCTGGAAGGGAGGAGGCTTTGCGTTCCGCAACGCGCTTCGCTGTGGCAGCCTTAGTACCAGCCGGGGCCCGAGTAGGCGCCTCCTCGGCCAGGCGCCGGGCCTCGGCCTCACTCATACCGTCAGCGATGTGCTGCTTGCGGACACGCTCCTGGTGAACACTGAGCTTCTTGGCCGGTAGGGCCTTCTTGACGGCCTTGGTTGCCTTCTTGGTGGGGGGTGCCGCCTCCACGCCAGAGATGATCTGAGCCCGCATGCCCATGGCGTCGCTGAGCTTCTGGAGCCGGCCGGCATCGGTGGGGTTGTCCGCAGCCTTAGCCATGGCCTCCAGTTCATCGGAGGCGTTGCGTAGCGAGTCAGGATCGTCGGGGCTGACACCATCCACAATGGACTTAGCTTCGTCGGGAACCTTGACACCCTTGATGTCCTCATCAAGGGAAGTCAGCGGCTTCTCAGGGCGAAGAGCAGCACCCTCAGGGCCGCGAAGATCCTTCAGGATCGCGTCCTTCATGCGGTCCTTAGTAGTGGCCCCCTTGAGGCTGATGCCGTTCTCCTTGGCCAGGGCGCGGAGGTCAGCGACGGTGTGCTCCTCCAGGAGGGCATTTGCCTCCTGCCCAGACTTGGCGGCCTGGAGGTGGGGCGTCAGCTTCTCCGGGGCAATGGCTCCCAACTTCCCGCCAGTGCCTACTTCCTCGCCGAGCAGTGCCCGCTGCAACTGCTCCTTGTTCATAGTGGAGAAGCCACGAATCTTCTTCTCCCGGGCAGCCTGACGCAGGGCCGTCACCGTGTTCGGCAGACCAGCCTCGTCGGCCCGGGTCTGAACCTCACTGACAGCCTTGGCGGCCGGGGCAGCCTTGGCCACCTTGGCAACCTTGGCCGGGGCAGCCTTGGCCGCCTCGGGGGCCTTCTCCGGTACGGCCTTAGCTGCCTTGGTGGCCCGTGGCGCCTTCTCCTCGTGGCGCCGGAAGGCAACATTCCCGGCATGGGACTTGGTGCTGATGTCATTACCCTCGGCGTCCTTGCCGTGGATTATGTAACCACGCCGGGGAGTCCTGTAGACACTTCCCGCCGACTCCTGGCGCATCTCGACACGATCAACCGTGATGGGCGTGGCGCCAGTCTTGGTAGTAGTTCGCTCCCACTTATCATCCTTGTTCTTGCGGACAAGGATCGTGTCACCCTTCTTCATATTGACCGGGTTGACGGTGGGGTTCTGCTGCCCGGTCTCAGCACGACGGGCAGCAGCAGCAGCGTTCTTCTCGGTCTGAGACGTAGGAGCTGGAGCCTTTGGAGCCGGGGCCGCCTTCTCGGCAGTCTTAGCCGGGGCCTTCTCCCCCTTCGCACCGGTTAGGGCAGTGGCATGTTCCTGGCCAGCTCGACGACGAGCCAGGTACTTGGACCGTCCACTTTGGTCAAGGCTGTCGTAGGCGGACCGTTCTGACGGGGTCAACTCCTTGACCGAGGTGAAGCCCTTCTTGGCCGGGACCGCCTCAGGGGTCGGCGCAGCAGTCTCAGGCTTATGCGCGCGGGGGGTGTTGAAGTGCTCGGCAATCAGGTCGGCAAGCTTCTCCTGCTTGGTGACGTTGGCCCGCAACTCCTCATGCGGAACCTTGCCCTCAGGCCCGGCGAGAAGAGTCTTGTTCTTCTCAATGTCCGCGTCCAGTTCCCGCAGAGCATCGGCAGGGTCCTTCTTGCCTCCGGTTACACCGAGATAGGCGTCGTTGAACTCCTTGCGCTGAGGCCCAGCGGTGGGCGACTGAAGCCCACGCCCCTGGAACTCCTGCTTGAAGCTGGCGGCCGACGCCTGAGGAGCCGGGGCAGCGGGAGCAGGGGGCGCCTCAGTCGGAGTGTTGGCAATCTCGGACGCGCTCTTACCCTCGGTGGGAACACCACCGATGGGACCGTGCACGGGCTCGGTGCGTTCCCCGACACCGGCCGGTGGGGCCGGGCTCGGAGTAGGAGTGACCGCCTCCGGTGGAGGAGCGGCTACCGGGGCCGGGGCGTTGATCTGCTGCTGCTCGTTGGCTACAGCCTTCTGGTAGCCAGCACGGCGGGCTTCACGGGCGGCCTGGCGGGCAGGAGTTGGGGCCGGTCCGGGAGGTGCGGGCTCAACACCCCTCACGCCAGGCTGCTGGTAGTCGGCGGCGATGTCGACCTGACGTGGTGGAGCACTGGGCGGCTCGGCCGGCTGTGGCATGACACTGGGCCCACCGATGCGGGCCTGCCGCTGCTCGGGGGTGAGGTTGGCCCCCTTGCGACCCTGCACGATCTCATTGGGGGTACCGGTGGTGGCGCCGCTTGGTTCGGCCACGGCGGTCATGTACCAGCCACCGGAACCGTCCGGGTAGACCCGGGTCACCAGTAGCTTCTGATCCTTGTCCAGGAGCACGCCACGGTCGTTACGGTTCTCACCGATGTGAGCAACGTTGACGCCTTGGGGGACCGCGATCCGCATGGTGATCTTCCCCGGCCCATGGGACATGTCAGAGCCCAAGTGGGTGGGGGAGAAGGCCTTGTCGGTGATCGTGTTTCCGGTCATACGGATGATCCCATTGGGATCAGTCTCATTCAACTGTTGCGGGGTAAGGCCCAACGCTTCCGGGGTGAAGGTGCGACCAAGGATCAGGCCTTCCTTGGTGGGGTGCATTCGCTTGCTAACCATGTCCACGTACTGCTGAGTCAGGGGATCAATTTCCCCGGCTCGCATATGGTCAGCAGCTTCATCCCAGTCCATGCGTAGGCGGCGAAGCTCCAGCTCGTTGAACGCACCACCAGGCTGAACACGGGCAGAGTTGAAGTTGAACTGGGCGGCCTGGCCGTCGCTCTGGAAAGTGCGGGGCGTGGAGGACTTCAGCAAATGATCAAGCCAGGGGGCCAGCTTGAACTTCTTGATGAAACGACCGTGGAACCCCCGTGGGTGGAGGTTCGGGTCCCAATCGCCGAAGCCCGGCATTACTACGCTCCCAACACGCCCGTATCAAGGGTGGGCCGTTCAACTGCTCCGTACCGTGCGTCCAGCTCTGCTGCTGTCAACCAGGCCATTGGATCACCCGCAGCGGCATCTGTTTCTGATTGACCTCCACCTGGTGGTGAGTTGTCGGGAGGGGGGGTAGGGGCCTGCCCCGGCGCCGCTGCCGGGGGCGTACCGGGAGCCCCCGGGGCAACAGCGGTGGACTGGGGCACCGGGGCAGGAGCCATGGGTGCGGTCACTGCTGTGCTGCTTCCTGATCGGCCGCGAAGATGGCGTGGAGTCGGAGCTGGCGGTCGCGCTTCTCGTAGATTTCACTGTCTTCGATGAGATCACGGAGGCGCTGTGCGCGGTACTCCTGCGTGTCCTCCTCATCCCAGCCAGCGGCGGAGAAGGCGTCGTTCACCGCGTCCTGGATCAGACCAGTGATACCAGTGGTGGGCGGACCGGCATACTCGAATTCGTCATCCTCGAACCACACCGATCCAGCCGCTACAAGGGCGGTTCGCTCATCGTCTTCCATGCTGTAGACGGGGAAAGCTGGGGCGTTAACTGCGAGGGCCGCAGTAAGTTCCAGAGATCCACCTTCCCGACGCCAGTCACCTGAGAGAGGAGAACGACGGAGCTTAGCAACCCTTTGGGGAGTTGCTTCTGGGACGATGGCTCCAGAAAACCAAATCCCGAACTGGTCCTCACCGCAGCGAATAGCTGCAATCTCATCGCCAGTGTTGTCGTAGTGCAGTGCGGCAGCAGCGTAGCCAAGGTTGATACCGGCGTGCCGGGTGTCCATGACGATCTTTCCAGTGTCAATGACTTCACCCTCTGCCGTCAGAACCGAACCAAGGTGGAACGGCCGGTACTCCTGCTCCGAGTGAGGAGCCAGGACACACTCCCGCATGGTCACGTCCCGGTGGCACTCATTCCAGGCCGCCAGGTGACCAAACACATGACCATCCTCAGTCACCGTGAGCTTGGTCTTACGAGTCAGGTTCGGGTTCTCAAACCAGGCCTTGGGCGGGTGCACCGGGATTCCAGTGGCCGAGTAGGCATCCCCCCCCTTGCTCTTCTTTTCCTTCATGCCTTCGTCAGCTCCACTGGAGTCGGAGATTTCAATACCAGCCTTGGCAGCGGCAGCCTTGATCCGCTGCTTGATGGCAGCCAACTGGTTCGGCTTGTAGAAGGCCGCATTCTTGGGCACGTTGATGTACGCCCAAGCGCTACGAATGTGGTCCGGGTTATCGATCGGGTACTTCTTCTCACCGTTGTAGCCCGGGTCGGCGTACTTCACGTCGCCGTAGGGCTCTGCGGCTGCAAATTCATCCATGGCGAGCTGTACACCTTCCTGAGCTGAACGGTCCCAAGGCGCCCGGAGACTGGCATCCCCAAACGACTTGGACATCTCCGCATAGATGTCGGAGATCGTGGAACGGATCTTGGTTACGTCCTCCGGGCTCACGTCCGGAAGGCCACCGTGGGCACCTGACATCAGAGCAGCGGCGGCGTAGATGGCGTGGAAGATCACCGTCAGGTTGCCGTTGATGATGTCCCCCACCGGCAGCCGGTAGCTGGTCGGGTCCAGGGCGTTCCCCGTCGGGGAGAACCACATGAACGCCTTACGCATCTTGTTCGGGTCACCGGCCGCCCATGCCGTGATCCGCTTCACCGCGTCGTCGTTGTCGAACACGGCCTCACGGGGGGCCAGGGGGAGGCCACGCCACCCTGAGGTGTTGACGGTGTACTCGTTGCCCGCTGTAATGACCTTGGGTGCGGCCTTCTCCGGGGTCAGGGGTGGCCCAGAGTGGCCGCACCCACAATCCTCTTCCGGCCCGTTCATCGACATGTCCATGTCGTCGTCCGGCCAGTCCCCGTCACCGTCGAACACGTACAGACCGGACTGGGTGAACGCCGGAATTGGCACCAGGGTTGAGCCACCGATGCCGAACTTCAGCATGTGCTCCTGGCCGTTCTCCGGGTTGACGGTGGCCGTCACGTCCCCACCCGGGTCCAGGCTAGGACCCACCACTCCCATCTGAGCCAGGTACCGGGCCTTCTTTGCCTCCGGGATGATTTCGTCGTCAAGGAAGTCGCCCCAGCCCCAGCAGCACTCCTGGCCGTTCTCATCGGGGCCGTAGGTCATGCCCAGGATCCGACCCACAGTCAGGCCCCCACCATGGCCCGGGCCCTGGCGCTCACGCCAGTCCAGGGGCAACGGGAGCACCCGGTGGTACAGGGCACCAGGCTCGAAGATCCGGGAGCGCCGTGGCTCCCCAGTGGGGCGTCCAATGGGCGCCATCAGACCGGCCCACGTGTACTGACCAAGACTCGGCTGCTTGGCCAGCAGCTCCTGAGCGGCCACCAGGGCGTCCATGGTTTCCGAGGTCATGGCCGCCACGATGCTGTGCTTCAGCTTGCGGGGTTCCAGTGAGCCGTGGCCGGGAGGGCCCCCTGTTGCCTTGGTGTGCAGGATGTTGCACAAGCCTTCAGGGTCGGTGGGGAAGTACTTACGCAGGTTCCGCACACACCGCTTGAAATCCCCTGGAACATTCCAGCGGATCTTCGCAGCACCCTTGCCGGCGAGCCAGTACTTCTGGAGCTGAAGCGGCATGCCCCGGGCTGGGTTCGGATCAACCACGGGTCACCTCGTTTCCAATGTGCAGCTCACACCGGCAATTGATAACCAACTCTGGTGGGGCCGATGGATCCCCTGGAAACATCATCGGCACACCATCGACGTAGAACGGGTACCAGACCGGCACCGTCACTCCGTCAACTTCCTGGTGTGGGGATCGCACACGGTTATCGTCCTTGGTGTCCCATCGCTTGGTCAACTGTCGACCGGTTACTCTGGCCTGTTCGATACCGGCCGCCATGGTGCCCGCACCATAAGCACGGTTGACCTCGGTCTGGGCAATCACTTTGGCTCGGTTCGGCCAGCGCTCAGAGCCCGTGTAACTGAGTACCTTGTCAACCCTCGCCGCGATCTGATTCCTGCTCTCGCCAGCGTTGGTGCCGTCGGTAATTTCGGCAAAGACAAGGTTCGCAACCTCGTCGGGAATGCGCACGAGCAGATTCTGTACATCCGCCAGGTAGCTGACAACGAAAGCGTGGCGTGAAACTGGAGGGACTTCAGTCGCAGAACTCCAGGCGCTGACACCAATTCGCCCGATCTCACTAAGGATGGTGTCCACTTCGGAGTCCCAGTTGGACTGGAGTCCATAGATCGCAGTTGGATCTGGACTTCCTGACCGGGTGACAGCGGCACGTGCCTTGTCGAGCCATCGGCGCAGTGCACTGCCAACCGTTGCACCAAGAGAACGCTCATCGTCAGCCCTGCTCATGAAGGAACCCGGCTCTGGTCAGGTACTCCTGCAATAGATAGACGTGGTGTGGCTTCTGTCGCGTCAGCAAAGTGGTGCAGTATCGGTCGAGGGCCGCTCGCAACGCCTCGGAGTCCAAGGTCGGGTCCACTTGTTCCGCCAGAAGCGAGAGATGGTCCCAAGCGTTGGCCAGTACCTTATGGGCGTGCGCCTCGTCGCGGACCTGGATCTTGGTATGCAGCTCGTACGGCGGGCACGTGAATTCGGATCGATGTTGGTTACCTACCAGCCTCTTCCCCGCCAGCTCCAGGGCTCGCAGGACGGTGGCGTTACTGACGACGAAGACGTTGAGAGGTTGCACGCTCACTGATGCAGTGAGCCCGGCCGGGGTTCCTGCCGGGGCCGGAGGTGGCCCCCCTGGTGCGTTCTGTGCCTCGGTGACTTGTGGCATGGGCGGACCTGAGGTGTCACTGATCCCGGTCGGCGGAGCCGGTGGCGGGGGAGCACCGGCTCCGCCTTGCTGTGGCGGGAAGACCTTGTCCGGAGGTAGAACCTGGTCCGAGATACCGATCAACTGACGAACCGCAGGGATCTGGAACAGGTTCGGGTCTCGCAGCATCAGTTCCTTGACGAACTTCTGAGAAGCCTCTTCGTCGGTGGGCGCGTCAGAGTCCTTGTAGTCCCCCGCGATTCGTACCGCTTGTGCTGATACAAGTCCGGCGTCATACATTTCCCGAGTTTCCTTGAGGCGCTCGGGCCGTACCGTCAGTGGAGCTGTGTCGTACCAGAGGACGTACTTCTCGGGGTCTTCCTTGATCGACTTCAGAGCTGGAAGCAGATAGGCTTGAGTCAATGCGTCACATATGCGACTCGCCAGCGGTTCAATGTGAACCTTGATCTGGCCTTCCATGATCTGCCAGGCACCCCAGTGGTTGGCCTCTCCGGCACCACTGAGAATCGACGGGTCAATGTCCATCGCCAGAGCGAAGCGGCGGATGGCTTCGTTGCGAAGTTCCAGGGCCTGCTTGGATAGCTCCGACGTGAACTGGATGAGCTGGAGCTTGCCCAAAGCCTCCAGCGGCATCTCCACGATGGTGGGAACCACCCCGGCCGCTGTGCCCTCGCCCCGCAGTGACGCGGAGGCAAACCGCATGATCATCTGAGTGAGGGCCTCGGCGCCATCCACCGAGTTCCCCTCCTCGTCCGGGAAGCTGGTCTCCTTGGGAATGGCGAGCAGGCCGGCGGACACCAACCGGGAGTCGATCTGGGCGAACACGTACCGGGTCAGACGCTCGATCTCAAACAGCATCGGCATGGCTCCCCGGGTGGGGGAGTCCGACCACATAGTGCGGCGTGGATGGGGGGTCCACGTCCTGATGATCATGTCAGTCTCGGGGTCCAGCTTCCCCGGGTCCCCCATCATGTTGGTGATCTCGTTCTGGCCTGAGGTCGTGTACCGCTTCAGCTCCGACCGGCTCAGAACGAACCACTCATCTGACTGTGGATCATCAGTGCTGCGGCCAATGAAGTAAGCGTCCCCGGCAATAGTCAGGTTGATCCCCGCCAGCCGGATCAGCTCAGGTCGACGGGCCGGACCTCCCAGCAAGGTGTCAGCCAGGGCGGCCACCTTGACCTTCTTGGTCTCCGCCTGAACCCGGCCGTTCTTGTCAACCTCGGCCACATAGAACCGGACCCGAGACAGGGCCGAGCCAATCCAGTTGGCTACGAACCGCAGTTCACCGATGACGTCGTATAGCCTCCAGGCCTCGTTCTGCCAGGAGTCGTCACCGAACTTGTACGTGGGCCAGGCTCGCCCCTCAATGTTGGTGATCCTGATGGCCGCAGCGACCAGGCTCTCAGAGGCGTCGTGCCCAGTGGTGACTGGCACCAACGATTTGCGGGACCGGCCTAGTGCCATCAGTTTCCATCTTCCCGATTCGCCAGAAACCCGGTCAAGTATGAGGCTGCCGGGATGGCCAGGATGGCAATAACCCAGCGGTTAGGGAACAAGGCGGCTACCGGCATGACCGGTATCGCGATCCAGATAGACATACACCATGAGCAATGGAAAAGCTTGGAGGGGAGGGAGTCCGGTCCCCAGGTTCGGATCACCCATTGCCGAATGAAGACGGTGATGCTGTCAGACACAAGCAGCCTGGTAAGGCGTGCCACGGCCAGGGCCGCCACGACGAGGCTAGTGATCAGCATGTCGTATAGCGTACGGGCTCCCTAGGCACAAGAGGGAGAGGCAACTAATACAAGTTGGTCAGATCGTAGAAGCTCTGGTCCATCCGGAACTCGTAAATGTTGGGGTTGGCCACCCGCATTTCCCTGCGCTCACCGGCCATCAGCTTGATAGCGGCGTGCACCATGGCATCCATCCTGTCTGGACTTTCCCTGGTGGATTCGGGGTCGAACAGGACCATTTCCTTCTCCAGCTCGGGCCAGTCCCCCACCATATGCAGCCGACCCTGCTCGTTTCTCATGGCCACCGGCTCGGCCCGCGTCTTCTTGCCGTGCTTCGCATGAACTGCTTGCATGGGAGGGGAGGTATGCCGTGGGAAGTAGTCCTGGTCAATCAGCTCCCGGTAGGCATCCCGAAGGACCTCCTCCAGGTACCGCTTACCAAGGTTCTCCTCATACACCAGGACATCGGCCGCGAACTCAGCCACCGCCTTCCACGCCTCAAGTACAGCCGCTCGGCCAGAGTGTGGCGTCGAACGGTCGGCCAGGACGTAGAGGTGCTTGTCTCGGGTTCGGGCCACCACGACAATTCCGAACGTGGCATCCTCACCGGTCAGGTTAGGGTCACAACCGACCACAATGGACACAATGTCATCAGGAGCATCAACGACGCGGTTCTTGATGATGTCCTTGCGCTGGAACAGTCCCCCACCAGCCAGCTCCAGGAGCTTGCCGTACAGCTCCTGCTCTCCGATCGCGGTGCCGTCGTACTGCCGCTTCATCTCAGTCAGGGCGTGACTAGACAGGTTGGAGGCGTTGTCGAACGTGGAACCGGTGATCAGGTGAACGGTCCCGTCGACCCGGGCAACCCAATCCTCCAGCAGAGCGATTGGCTTAGGAGTGGTCGTGACGAAGGCGCGCGGGTGGTCATCTACAAGGTCCGCGCGGAGGGAGGGCAACAGGCCGTGGTACCAGGTCTCGTATGGCTTGAGCCACTTGGCCAACTCGTCGCAGAGGATCCCGGCAGCGTTGTACCCACGTCCCGTGTCCGGTGTGTCTGCACCTTCGAGGTAGATTTTCGCACCCTTGGGGAACAGGATCATTGGCCGAGGATTCTGCTTATATCGGTGCTGGATCCCACGTCGTTTCAGAACGTTGAGGATTCCGGAGGGGCCCTCAGCATTGATGGTCCTGGCGTCGGCCAAGGTGTCAGCGACCACCAACCATTCAGTGGGGACCCCTTGCCGATCAAACGGGTGCTTCTTGACCCGGTCCACGATCCATTCGCTACCGGCTCGGGACTTGCCGAACCCACGTCCGGCCAGGGCTAGGCACACCAACCAATCACCAGGGGGGGGTACCTGCTCAGGTCTGGCGGTCCACCACCACTCCTCATTGAGGATGTCGCGCACCATCGCCGGGGGCAGGGACTTGATCCACGCCTCACGATCGTTTGCCGGCAACAGGGCCACTCGCTCTGCGAGTGAGAAGGACACGCGATCATGGTATAACCAAGGTGAGTCCCAGGCGTTCGCCTGTTTGGAGGTACGTGAGTGCGCATTCCTCTCGGCGACGCGGACCTGGTTATCGAGCTAGATATCCCAGGGCTACATAAGGCGCCGCCACCCAAGGTGATCTTTCACATTGGACCGCCACGGGACACCACCCCGGCTGATCGAGTGATCAAGCCCCCGCCATACAGCCAACCAACAGGAAAGGTGGACGTCCGGATGGACCTCCAGGCAGACAAGAAGGTAGCCCTGTCCGTGGAGTACACGGACGAGGTTGGTAACCCAGTGCCGGCCCCGGCCGGTGGCACGACCGTGTACACGGTCGACGACCCGACCATCATCAACCTGACGGACAACGGTGACGGTACGGCTGAGGCCGCCGCCACGGGCACGCTCGGTACGGCCAACGTGCACCTGGACGCGACGTTCACCGACGACGACGGCGTCTCGCACACGGTCACCGGTGACCTCCAGCTTGTGGTCGTGGCCGGTCTCGCCGAGCGAGTCAACATCGTGGCCGGCGCTCCGGAGGAGGTCACTCCGGACGTGTAGCCTGGTCTGACCCGGCTACGACCAACTGGTGGCAACAGGGGACCCCCTCACCTCCCGGAGGGGGTTCCTTTTTGTCGGGGGGTGGAGCTAACATTGGAACCTCCTTGAGGAGGGATCCCCTGTGAACGAACCCCCCGCCCTTGCCGTGCAACTGAAAGAGCTTCGAGACGTGCTCGGCCTGAGCCTCCATGCCATGGCAGAGCTGCTGTACACCTCGCAGCAGACGTACCGGGGCTGGGAGGGCGGAGCGCAGCCACGAAAAGAGGGCCGGGCTCGCATCGAAACATTTATAGAAAGCGCTCATGCTCAGCTCGACCGGCTTCAGCAGGAGGGCTGGAATCTGGCTGGCCTGGTCCCGCTCAGCGTGGCGTCGTCGATGCTCGGGGTCCCACATGAGACCCTCTTCCACGCCTACCGGGACAGCAAGTACCGTGCGTTTGATCTAGGCATCCTGGGGATTTGGGTTGGCGAAGACGAGCTGGATGCCATCTTGGAGGCGGTGCTGGCATGAACTGTCTGGCGTGTGGCGAACCAATGGTCCCCCGGATCGGGGATGCGTTAACTCACGCCAGTTGCTTGATGGTTGAGCCCGTCCAGGACGAATCCAACAGCTTTTCTGAGATCCTCCGACAGAGACTCACCGAAATCATTATTTGGCAGAACAACCGGAGCCCACGTTCGCAGCAAACTAACATCGGTCCAAGTGAGATAGGCAGTCCCTGTGACCGTCAGATCGCCTACCGAATCGCGGCGATTGATGAAATCAACACGCGTCAGGATCCATGGGCGGCAGTCATCGGGACAGCCATCCATCGCTGGCTCCAGGAGGCCGTGAACGATTGGGTCAACGATCAGTCGGGGCCTCGAAATCTGTTCACGGAAATCGAGCTTCAGTTCGGCGAACTTATAACCGGTCACTGTGACCTCTACGACGCTGAATCGGAGACGGTCATTGACTGGAAGACGGTAGGACCCAACGCTCTCAAAGACGTCGAGGCCGGACGAATTTCTACGGGTTACATGATTCAGACGCAGTTGTACGGTTACATGTTCGCCCAACAGAACATTCCGGTGAAACGGGTGGCCCTGGTGTTCGTCCCCCGGGCCAGTTCCCTCAACCGGATGCGGGTGTGGTCTGCCATCTATGACCCGACCGTAGCAGAGACGGCGCTGGCCCGAGTGTACCGGATTGCACGGGAAGTCCTCTCCAAGGATCTATTGAACAAGAACCATATGTGGGCCGATGTGTCAGCGGAAGGTGGGGATCATTGTGGCTTCTGCCCCTGGTTCGAAGCACACCGTTTGGCGCCTGCGGACGCAACGGGTTGTCCAGGGAGGTGAGATGGAAGAGTTCTACGTGGCGATGAGCAAGGCGATCAAGGACCGCGATCATGCCAAGGGTCGGGTGCTGTGGTGGGAGGCCAAGGTTCAACAGGCTGAGGCTGAGATCGAGGCCCTGGTAGCAACGCAGCACGTTGAAGCAGCGGATCAGACTCCTGAGGAGGTAGGCCAGTAATGGGACCAAATGATTTGATCATCGATGAGCCGGAGGAACTCAACACCGGCACCAAGCTGTACCCCAAGGACATCATCAACCACACCGTGCTGGTGTGGGCGACTGACTACATTGGACACAGCCCCACCCAGTTCAACGACGGGTCGGACCCCAAGAAGCCGTGTGACGTGGTCGTGGTTGATCTCATCGACCTGGACCAGGTCAGCGAGGAAGGGACCCCCGGCCTGGTGTCTCGTGGGTCATGGTGGCGCCAGGGTCGGCTCATTCAGCGACTCAAGCCACGGGTCGGCAAGCCCAACCCGCTGATCGGTCGCATCATCAAGGGACTGGGTCCCAACGGTGCGTTCGAGCTGATGGACCTGAGTTCCGATGAGAAGTCATTGGCCCGGGCCCGGAACTGGTGGGCGATCAACGGTGGGTTCACTCCGAGCCAGCCGTTCAGCGCCCCCAGCCAGCCGCAGCCGACCGTGCAGGTATCCCCGCAGTCCAACCCCACCCCGCCCCCGTCAGCGTTGGAGCAGTTGGCCAACCAGTCTCTGGGCACCACGCACAACGCCAGCAGCGTGACCATGGACCGGTTGCGTCGGCTGAGCGAGCAGGGTCCTAGCAGTGACGGAGACGCCCCGTTCTAAAAGGTGAAGGCCCCCGGACTCTTTGTAGGAGTCGGGGGCCTTCATGCGGAGGGTCTGGCCAGCGGGACCCTCCGGTGCCATGATGAGCCATCACGGTGGCCTTCCGGGGGCTCTTGATCTGCCAGTTACCGCCACAGTGACCGGGTGTCTCAGACCCCATGGAAGGGAGTTGCTGTGCCGACCGTACTGGATGTCGCGCAAATCTGGCAACTAGCCGGCGTGAGCGCTATCCCCATCCAGGCCAATGGTTCCAAGAGACCGGCGGTGGCTTGGGCCCAGTACATGGTCAATGTGTCACCGATGGCCAACATCAATTCCTGGTGGGGCAATGGCCAGGAATACGGCGTGGCACTGATCTGCGGTCAGGTGTCCGGTGGCCTGGAGATGTGTGAGATCGAAGGCCGGGCCCTAGAGGACTCCGGTGCCCTCCTGCACATCATCTCCGTCATGGACGACGGTGGGGCCGGTGGAGTCTGGGACCTGCTCACTGGCCCGAACGGATACGCGGAGGACTCCCCCAGCGGGGGGATGCACCTGCTCTATCGGATCAGCGATCACCCCGTCCCGGGCAACACGAAGATCGCGGCCGATGAGAACCGTCTGGTCGTTGCTGAGACTCGGGGGGAGGGGGGCTATGTCATCGTCGCTCCCACTCCCGGACACTGCCACCCAAGCGGCGAACCCTGGCGCCTCGTCAATGGCAACTATGGACATCTGCCAACCCTCACGTGGGCCGAGCGGAACCTGCTCCATGAGTGCCTCCGTCTCGCACTGGACAAGACCCCACCCGTAGAGCCCCGGCCGGTGGTTGCTGTCTCCGCCGACGGTATGGCCGACGGTGCCATCTCCAGTCTGATGGAAGTAAGCCCGGGTGACGACTTCGAGCAGCGGGTGGACTGGGAGGAGATCCTGGCCCCGCATGGTTGGCGCCTGACCATGGCGTTGACCAATGGGGAGCGGCACTGGGTCCGCCCCGGTAAGGACGGGCGCGAGGGCATGTCAGCCACCACGGGCCGGGCCAACGACCGCGACCGACTCTACGTGTTCAGTACATCCACCATTTTTGAGGCCGAGGTCCCGTACACCAAGTTCGGGGCCTTCGCTTTGCTCAACTACGGCGGAAACCACAGCCTGGCCGCGTCAAGCCTGGCCCGGAAGGGGTTCGGCACTCGGCGCAA